ATGTGGTCAATTTTCATAGTCCCTGTTGTTTTTCTTTTTACCATTTGGAGAGACAATAAATTATTTTTTATCATAATCGACTTTCCACAATAGTATCTTTTATGCATTACGTAGTCAATAAGAGACAAATATGGAGAATTATTTTTATCAACTGAAACATATTCAACATTAAGTCCGTGTCTTTCAAGAGACTGCATCATAGCTCTTGATTGAAATGAGTCAAATGACACGTGTCTAATATTCATATTCCCAAGATGTATCAAGTCAAGAATAAAAAATTTGAAAGCATCAAGGTTTATCATTCCTCCTTTTGGAATAATAGGGACAACTATATCAGTGATGTATACTTTTAATGGATTCCCTTGAGTGTCAATTCGAGCAATGTCTCTTTCCACATGACTTATTGCTATAGCAGCGGTGTCTCCAGAAATAGCCAAGTCTATAGAAGCAACTCGCGGTAAAGACGGCTCATAATAAAAATAATACTTTCCAAGAATTCTATTAAAAAATTTGTCTTTAATTTGGTTCCATATAAGATGCTCCGGCTCATCTTCTGTTTTTGCAATCAATGAAGAATAAATGTTTTTTAAATTATTATTAAAGACATGGTCTATCCAATCTTTATTATAGAAAATTCTGTCAGCAGCTCCTGAAGGAATACCGGCCTGGTCTCTTAAAAAGTTTATAGGAGATTCTTCTGCGGCATCTTTCATACTTAGAATACCGTTTGAAGTAATCTGTTTCATAGGAGCCCAGACAATATCTATAGATTCATATGTTTCTAATTCTGCAGGAGTTTCTATAACTTTAGGCGGCTGTCCGTCACCACCCTTAAAAATAGGAAATGCATGTTCAAAGTCACATTTAAGATTAATTGGTTCTTTCCAATCACGTCGTGGTTTCTCCCATGCTTGAGAAAAGTCGTCTGGAAAATATTGCCATCTTGATCCAAAGATTATTAAATTTGCTTTATTCTTTTTAGTTCCACTGTCCCATATCCAAGCATCTATTGGCGATTCCAAAGAGTTCGGCTGCGAGTCTATAATAAATCGCCCATAATAATTCCCTTTCATACGAGAGTCAATGCGCTTTCTTAGTTTTGTAAAAAAATTGAAAATTTTAGCAGCTGACCAACCATTTTCTTCAAACATTGTCATTTCGGAAATAACAGCTGAAATTATATTTTGTCCTAAGATGCTTCCTGCATTTGAAATAATTTTATAATTTACGCCATTTTGAAAACTTAGCGCGCTTGTTTGTGCACTTGTAGTCCAATGCAAATGCTCAGCAATTTCAGCTGCAGATGCTTCTGTCAAATCTTGATGAGTTCTCACTCGCTTAAAATAAGGAGAACATTCAAGAATGTTTACGAATGGCTCTAAGAGTAATTCAGAAGCTTTTTTCTGATTCCAGCCGCCCATACACTGAGTAAAAATAGAAGAAGGAGCAAGCCCAAAAAATTTGTATGGGTGCCACATAAGAGCATAATGAATAGAAATATATAATTGAGCAAGAGTCGAAAATGTAGACTTCCCGCTTCCTATGCATTGAGTGAGTATTAGAGTTCTGTACGGTTTTAATGGGTCAAAATAATCTGCAAAAACATCTTTGGCCCAAGGGTAAAGAGAGTTCGCTTGGTCACCAATATATCTTTCAGAAATAAATTCTGTTGGTGTCGGCGGCCGTACTTTAAAATTAAGCATCCACGCATTCTGAAGCAAATCAATTTTTCCAGTATTTGTCATTTGATTGGTTCTAATAAGCCAGTCAATAGCTGCTTTTATTGCAGGGAAATTAAGAGCAGTAAATTCGGGTCTATCACGAGCTTTGTCATCGCCCGCCACTATATCTGCGATAATAGAAGAAAGATTGGCTAATGTATTAGAATATTCAAAGCTTGAAGTGCATCCGTTGTCATGTAGTTGTTTGTTTAATATAGGAACGGCTTCAACCGGGTGAGCTTTCTTGTAATCTTTGTATTCTTCAGTGGGTTCTATGTTTATAGACCATGGATTAGACTCTTGTTTATCAGGAACATCTGAACCATTTAAAAATATTTTTTTCTCAGACGCTGTCATTTCAATTGGCTTATCTTCTTCATAAGCCAAATCATCTTTTCTGTAATACTCTTCACCAATTTTTAATAAATCGCTGTTCATGATTTTTTATATACCTCTTTTTTCTATTTCTTTATAAGCAAACTCGAGACCATCATTAAGTAATTTATTTTGTGTATCAGTAAATAACTTTCTATTATTTTTACAGAAAACTAAATTGTTTGCCATTCTAATAAGAGACTCGTCAGAGCAGCTATCTTTTAAATTATACAAAATATCAGCAAGCTTCGCTGTAAGAGCAGCTGAAGAAATGCTACAGAGCTCATTGTTTATGTAAGCTTCTTTTCCAATCTTTGCAATTTCATTTTTATCATTAGTGATTTCAGCAACACCATCAGCAACTTGTTTTCCAAACTTTTCTTTTATATCATCATATATTGTACCAGCATCTTCCATTGTGTCATGAGCTAAAGCAATTTTTATCTCTAAATCACTGCCGCCATATTTCATTACAAGATAAGCCACACCTTCAGGATGAATCCAATATGGCTGCTTTGAAACTTTTCTTATAGCGCCAGTATCGTTGTGTTTTCTTCTTGCAAACCTGTACATAGGACGAGATGATGATGGAAAGTCTTCAATGGCTTCTAAGAATAAATCAAATGCGGCATCTGTAAAAAGAATATTTTCAAATAGTATCACAAATTTGTCGCCTCACTATTCTATGTATCTATCTCTAGATACATTTTTCATATTTGGAACCTCACTATAAGGAATATTATCTACTCCTTTAATTCTTGGACTACACATTATTCCATCAATATAAGCATCATAAGTCCTTCCAATTTTTACATTTTGTCTGTGAATAAAAATATTTTCTTCACCCATTGAATCTCCGTCTGGGTCAAATAATTCAACTTTTGCTGAAGTTGAGCCACCAAACTCATCTGGGTAAACATCGAGAACTTTTACTTTCCACCCACTGATTTTACTTCTAGGATCCACATAAGTGTCTATTTCATTTAATAAACGTTCAAAAAGTTTTTCTTTATTTTCAGCGGACTCATTTAAATTGTTTTTTATAGAATACTCTTGTTTAAAATGCTTTGGTAGTTCATCTAAACAATCTTCAAAGCAGTCTGGGCAAATATTATCTCTTGGATTTAAATCAAAAGTTTTACAAAATTTAATAATATCTTTATCATTTCCTTTAAGGTATTTAGATATGCTTTGTACTTTATTTCCAAAATTATCATCATAAATACTTTCACACCAAACACAATGTTTATAATAATCTCTCATCATAATCCCCCACGTAAAATTCCAAGCGCAAGATTGCTTGCTTGCTTTTCCCATTTATCTATAACTTTCTGTTCAAGTGTATCTGCACGAGAATTGTAAAGAGAAAAGTCGATTGCTCCCGGGACATCGCTTTTACATAATGCCCTCAACATTCCTAAATTTCTTAGGATGTTTGCTTTTCCAAGATTACGAAAATCTGTACGAATACTAAACTTGACATCATCAAAGTCATAAGAGCAACAGAGCCATTTTATGTTGACATTTCCACCAACTGTAGAATACCCAACTGCATAACGCTTCCCGTTTTCTTTTATTGAATGCACATGCTCTCTTCTGAAATAATTTATATACCCTTGTTGAGCAGCTCGTACATTCATACCCGCATCTGCATTATAAAGCCCTACAAATCCAGGAACAGGTTTTCTATAAGAAACACCTCTTCCAAAAGAGCCACCTGCACCTGCATATCCGCCACCACCCATCAGCATTTGCTCTCTATAAAGAGAAAAAGCACCTTTGAATTGCTGCCCGGCAGTGCCTGCTCCAAGAACATAGTACGGAACAGCCGCGTATGCATTCGGAGGGTATTCTTTTTTAAATTCTGTTCCACCACTCATTGAGCCAACCACTTCTTCTTTTATAATAGGGAAAAAACCAAAATAAGTATCAAATGTTGGTTTGAGACAATATTTTTTAATTGCTTCCCGAGTCAATTCCAATTCGTCAACACGTAAAAAAGGCACACCAACTTCAGTGAGCATCATGCAAAGTTGTTCGTCATCTATTACAACTCCACCATCATCTGAGCCGAATAAATCTAAATTTTCGTTTACAGGAACTGTGTCAAGAGCATCTACTTGCTCTTTATTTAAGAGAATTTTGAAAAAAGGAGATTGTACTCCTTGATAAGAGCCGACTATCCCTTCAATTTCTTCTGCAGTATATTCGTCCCAATCAATGCAAGGCCATTCCGGCTCAGATACAGAGTAATCAGTAATACAGTATATAAGAGAACCATTGAGCGGCTTATCAGGAGAGCAAGTAACTTGGAAAATATTATCTTTTATATAGCGACGAGTTCTTTTTGAAGCAATCATAGTTCCTTGAAGAACCCAAGTGTCTCTAATTATGTCGTTTCTAGAACCGCGAAGTCCTAATAAAAATTCAACATTACTAACCATGTAAAATTAGTAATGAAAGTGCTATCCTTCAAGGAGTCTATTTCTTAATTCAAGCATTACATAATTTATAAGACGTTCTATTTTATATTCTTTAGACCATTTATCCAAAAACATCTTTTTAGCATGACGGTTTTTCGGGTGTCTTAAACAAAGAAGAATATAAAGTCTCACTATAGTTTTTATATAAAATGCATTTTTACATTCAAGTGTTTCATCGAGTTCATGAAGAATTTCTTCAATTATATCATAAGGGCACCGTTTTAGCGCATTTTCTTCTGGTGAATAAACAACATCGTTCGCAGGGATTAAATCTTCAAGAGTTGACTTTCCATCATCGTCAATTTCATATTGAAGAGAAATAGGTTCACCGCCGTTGCTTTTTGGATTTTTACCTTTATAGAGAACTTCTATAATTTTCCACTTCATCATCCCAGCAAAAGACGCACCGACTTCGAATTCCGGTCGTATAAGATACTGACTCATAAAAGCAAGAGTTGCTGAGGTCGTCTGTTCGTCAATTATTTCTGGCTCAACAAAGTTTTTTCCTTTTATACGCTGTAAAATAAGAGAACGCATATAGTCCCAACACAGTGCAAACATTTGTCTCCAAATATCGCGGTCGCGATTATTATTAAAATAATCCATCTGAAGTTTAAAGAGAGTTTGCTCTGTGATTGGTTTCGACTCTAATTCTCCATAAAAAACACCTTCAAAATCTGGCCTTTCAAAATTTTCTTCTACAAGATAATCTTTAATATTAAAATTTACCATAATTTTTAAAAAGAAAAAGCGCCATTGGCGCTTTTATATTCTATAATTAACCCTCCTGGTCTGCTACGACTTTTGAAGTAACAAACGAAAAGTCACCAACATCAAAAGTAACACCAACTCCGTGTTCTTGGTCTTCACTATACGGAGAAACACAAATTTTTACTGTATCACCACTTACCAACTTGTTCAAATAATCATAAATCATAATTGAAGCAAGTCTAAAAGAAAAGTCTCCAACCATGCCTTTAGTCGAAATATTTTGAACAGGCAAATCTGTGTCAACTTCAGCACACATATTATTGTAACGCATAATTATTGCGTTTTCTGCAGCTACATAATAAAATTCGATTGTCTTCCAACGCCATTGAGCAGCAGGAAATACGCCATCAAACATTTGCATTTTCATAAGAAGTGTTTTAATGTTGACATCGATTGTAAGAGCATTATTTTCGTCTGGCTTGATTTGCTCAAGAACACTGTCTTCAGGGTATTCACACAAAGTTTGCGGAAGTGAAATAATTGATTTGAAATTAATCGTCGGAACATCTACACTTAGATACTGAGCGTCATCAGAGTACGTAATTGCATAATTTCCTGCAAGCTTTGATATAGAAGATAAAAGTCCAAAAATTGCTTGAGGGATAAAAACCTTGTCGCCGTTTGTCAATGTATCTGCAACTTTCTTGTCAATAATTGAAAATGCTTGGTCACAATAAAGAATATGATTACCTTCAAGTGAAAGGCCTGAAACTCGGTCTGTTCCAATCATATTGATAAACTTTCCGACTGTCTCCAAGAAAGTAACTACGTCTCCTGTTATGTTGGCAATAGACGGTTTATCATTTGTAAATTTGAGTTTCTTTTTTTCATCGATTGCATTGAAAGCTTCAGTAAAGTCCTGTTCGTCAAGAACATCAAAAAGATTTACAGCAATTTTTGACTTACCTGCAGATACTGTGATTTTGGTTGCACTTACATCTGCTGTTACTTCTTCAAGCCCCGAAGCTTGCGAAACTTTTTCCATTGCTTGAATGAGCTGATTTACATCTACATTAAAATAATTTTTATCAGACTCATTCGCTGAAATTGGGTTTACATCTACCGCAAATTGTATAATATTGCCACTACCATATATGGCAGAAACAAGTTGAGTCCCATCAAGCTTGAACATAAAATGTGTCGCTTTAATTGAAACATCAGAAATTGTTTGTGACGTTTTAACTAAAGTACTCAATTTTGCTAATTCATTTGTCGAAATTGAAAATTTCATAAATTCCTCTTCAGATTATAATTTTGTAAATTATATTAACTGCTTTTAATTTTTTAAACTTTTGTGATTTAATCATTATATTATATGTGTAAAGGAGCTTATATGAACAATGAATATTATGGTGGTGTAAAGCATTTCTTATCGCCAAACCATTATGCCAAAACTATGGTTGAAGTAAACAAGCGCATCAAAAAAGGAGATTTTGAAGTGCTTCACGCATTCACACCAGATTAAATGGTTATGGTAAGTATGAAGAATATGCAATCACTTTACGGCGGCCATGCAATTATCGTTTTTTATAATGATACGTGCTTTTTAATGGCCAGCGCATCAGAAATTGCACAGGATAATATAGTATATATTTTCCTGGAAAGAAATTCCAAAGAACTGGGAATAACTGCGGAAATTCCCAAAAGCGACATTACAGAACTTGAAAAATTAAAGAAAATTATCAAAGAAATTGCTTAAATAATAGGGGGCTTCGGCCCCTATTTTTTTTAAACTTTTATTAATTTCACTTTATATTATATTTACAATATGACTATAGAACAAACGCGCTCGTCTGTGGTTAAGAGCCAGGGTCCGGGTTGGAGTTTTCCCGGTATAGCCATATTGTTTTTTTAGGAGGGTTATTATGATTAAAGATTTTTTATTTCTTGCTGCATACGGAAGTGGGTTATTTGGAATTTCATATTTAATTACGGAGCTTATCTTTTTTATTGCAGACAAAAACAGAATTACAAAAGACTAATTTAAAATGAAAGCATTGTTTATACATGGATTTAATTCTGATAGTAATTCAACAACCGGAAAGTATGTTAGAAACATACTTGAAGATTATGGGTATGATGTTTTACACCCAACATTTGATTTACTTGATGTAAATAATACCATTAATAAAATAAATAATATTATCATTAATGAAAGAATTGTATTGATAGTCGGTCACTCTTTGGGAGGGTTTTTTACACTTGCCTCTAAAAGTGGTCCAATGAAGGTTTATATAAATCCGTGTTTCAACCCATTTAAAGAATTGATTAAATTAGATACAAATCTTTCTACAGAAGAAATAAAAAATTTTGAAAATATTCTTGGCAATACTTTGCGATTTATTGACAATGAAGACAAAGCTCTTTCGTATGGATTGTTTGCAAAAAACGACGAGCTTTTTAGCTATATAGGTTTTTATGAAAAATATTTAGGAAAAAATTTTTCTATTATTGAGGGTGGTCATAGGCCACCACAAAAAGAATTAGAAGACTATCTGCCATTGGCTTTGTTTGTTTTAGAAAAGAAAACCAAAGCTTTAGTAAATATTGACAACGCTTTAAAAGAAAGCAAGTTACAAGAACACTTTGTAAATGTGTTCCCACAACATCAAAATGTGGACCGTTATAAAAACCAAGTATGGCAAATGCTTCAAGATGGCTATGAAAGTATTGGTGGAATTGCTGGGTGTGATAATGTTGATGATTTAGTAAATGACTCGGACTTTTGGAAATTGAATTTTATAAATGGAAGATTAAAAGCGGTTTGCATTTATACGTTCAAAAGAGGTGGACGCAAACTTATGTATGCAACAGCTGAACTTGACCCGTCCACTGGAAAAGCAACCGAAGACGGAAAAAAGGCTTTATACGCTATTATCCAAGAAGATTTGAATGCTCCTGGACCACAAGGTGCAAAAAACAGACAATTTTGGGCAGAGGTTTCCGGAGCATTAGAGCATATTTATTTAAACAAGTTTAAAGCTCCTATTTTAGATGTAAACAAAATTAAATCACTTTTAAAAGATAAAACATTTGAAGAAACTTTTGATGATGGTCATTATACAAGACAAATTGGAAGTTCTTTTCATAAAAAAATTGGTATTGGGCAAGGCCCAGATTTTATATAAACTATTTTGGAGGTATTAGAATAATGGTTTCATTATTTTGGTTATTGTGTTTACCTGGACTTTTTATTTTAGCTTTTATATTTTCTCGAGTAAGATTTATAAAAATTAAAGATATGAGTGAAGAGCAAAGACAAAGACTCTTGACTCCGGCGCAGTACTTTTTAGTAAAAGCTGCTGATGCAGTACAAAAGTATATTGCTGATTATAATAAAACAGTAAAATATTTTCAAAATAATGAAAATCTTAAAAATTATAATTTTGCAGAAATTCTCGAGTTGTCTACTGTTATAGGGGTTACTAAAGTTTGCATTGATAATATGACTCAATCTCTTTCATACTATTACGGTCATCGAAAAAAACTTGAATATTTTTTAAAACAAAAGTCTTTCAATAATGTTATGCAAGAAATTCTTAATCCGGTTGAAGCATATTTTGCTCTTGACCTTTTGAAAAAAATGAAAGAAAATTTGGAAAACAAATCTCAATATTTATTAAAAGACGATGAGTTAGAGTTTTTTAAAGAAAAAATGAAAAATTTTGAAGCTGAATTTTCTGTTGAAAAAGGAGCAGTCCAATGAGTAAAATAAAAAATTTTCTTGATGCTTATAAAAAATTATTTAAATTAAACTTGACAGGTTACTATTGTCCCGAATGTTCACCGTGTAGACTTTTTATCCCCACAGCTCAGTTTAATGTGATGAAAGATGAAAAGTATCACAAGTACAAATATTATATTCAGTGTCGAGATTGCAAGCTCACAACCCCGGCCTTTGAAAACTATGAAGACGCTTTTGATGCTTGGGACAATATTCATACTCTATATGAAGACAAAATCTTATTAGAGGGAGCGAAATGAAAAAAGTAACCGGATGTCGTCTTTGTAAATACCGAGTCTCTATCCCAGAAAAACAAGGGGACTCACTTGGTAAAAGAAAGCCGGCTTGCTGCTTTGGATTTACAGTAAATGATAAAAAAGATATGAGCAAGTGTGATTTCTTTTCAGAGTCCGACTATTATATAAAGAATCCAGACGAATGCTGAGAATACGAGTGGCTAAAAGTTTTTCATTTTTAAATAACTAACTAAATATAAGAAACAATATATATATTTTATAAAGCTTTTAAAAATAAATATACTAACTAAATATAAGGAGAAAACAAAGATGGCAGACAGAAATCTTCAGACAAACAATCACCGCAAGAATTTTATTATGTACCATCTAGTATTTGTATGTAAATACATAAGAAAAGTTTTCTCCAATCATAATTTTGTTGAAAATTTAGAGAAACAAGGGAGGAACGAATAATGCTAAAAGCATATGAATATCGTATCTACCCTACAAAAGAACAAGAGCAAATGTTTCTCAAAGCAAATGGGCTTTGCAGATTATATTGGAACACTCTTTTAGGAAAGAAAAAACAAGACCATTCTTATAAAGTTGCTTCAGCTAAACAAGTTTTCACAGACTTGAAGCCAGAAGCTTTGGAATGGTGCAAAGAAATAGACTCAACTATTTTTGCGGCCGAGTGGAATAATATAAGTTCAGCTTTTAATAATTTTTTTAAATCTTGTAAAGGCGAAAGAAAACTTAGAGTTGGCGAGCCTCAGTTCAAAAGTAAGAAAACAGAAAAAGTGTCAATATCGTTTACTTCTCAAAATAAGCCAAAAATTCAAAAGAATGGATATTTATTTCTTACAAGGAAAATTGGCCATATTAAAGGAGTATTTCATAGATGGGCCTATGGTGAATTCAGACATGCTACAATTAAACAAACTAAAACTGGAAAATGGTTTGTGAAAATTTGTGTTGAAAAGAAAGATGAACCTAAAAATAAAAACGGAAAATCGGTTGGTATAGATTGGAACTGTAGAGATGAAGACTTCATAGTAATGTCTAATGGTACGAAAGTCAAGTGCCCTAGATTTTTACAGAAATCTTCTAAACAGCTGAAACACCAACAGAAAATAATGAGTAAAAGATTCATAAAAGGTCTTGAAACTCAAAGTTCAAACTACTATAAACAAAAACAAAAAGTTGCACTTTTGCATGAGAAAGTTATTAATCAAAGAAAAGATTGGCTTCATAAACTTTCAAGAAAAATTTGCAATAAGTATGAAACTGTAGTAGTTGAAGACATCAACTTACAAACAATGGCGAGTAATCTTAATCACGGTAAAGTTATAGGTGACCAAGGATTTGGAATGCTGAGACAAATGATTGCTTACAAGGGTAATCTTGTCAAAGTCAATCCTAAGAATACTTCCAAAACTTGTCATTGTTGTGGATTTATAAATCCAAAAATAAAAGTTGGTGTAAATTATTGGAAATGTCCAAACTGTAGTGCAGAGCACAACAGAGACATAAATGCAGCTCTAAACATTCTATACAAGTGGAATGTGACTAGTCAGAGCATAGTAGGCAGGGAACGAGCCGAAATTACAAATGCCTGTGGAGAACCACGAAGTTCTGTGAAGCAGGAAGTTCTTAGACCATCTCAAAAGAGTAAGTCTGGGAAGATGCTAAGTCTTTAGCTTAGTGTTCGTTCACAAAACACCCAGAAGAAGTTTAGTTTTTTCAAATTTCACCTAATTTTATAGAGGTTTTAATTTGAAAAATAATATTCGATGGTTAGCATACCAGCCCTTAATCGGGGGGATGTCGATTGGAGCAGAACAGGCTTTTGGGTGTCCGCCAACAGCTGTTTTAGATTATGATGGAATTGCCAACAGTGAGCTTTATTTAAACTATCTCAATAATGTCAAAGGAAACAATATAAAGCATTTTTATTTGAACGATGGTGCATATTCTCTTACAGAGAAATTTAAACAAGACGAAAATGGGAACAGTGCAACTTGGGATGCTCCAGAATTTAAAAATCTTGATGTTGTTGTGGGTGTTCCAGTTTGCGCTGGGCTTTCTTCAGCAAACACCCAAAAGCTCGGAAACTCTTGTATGGGCTGCGGCTCTAATGCTGTTCAAAATAATAATATGGTTGGGATGATGGTGAACACTCTCAAGTATCTTAAACCCAAAGTTTATATTTTTGAAAATGCAATTAAACTTGCAACTAAAATCGGAAAAGACATTAAAGAGAGACTTGAAAGTATAGCAAATAAAGCAGGGTACAGCTGCACTCTTGTAAAATGCAACACTATCAATCACGGTCTTCCGCAAAATCGTCCTCGTACTTTTATGATTTGTGTTCGAGATACTAAAGCGCCTATTCTTGAGTATGTGTCTACTCCCGTCCCTAAAATTATTGATTGCATTAAAGATTTGCCAAAAGATGCTTCAAAAGAAAGTTGCGAAATTCGTATTGGCGACCAGGCATACATTCGCTGTTTGAAAGATTTGTGGGGTCCAGACTATCGCAAAGAATGGCTCAATCATAACACAGCTGCTGATTTGGCTCTTGATGAAATGGGACTACTTGAAAAAGTAATAGACTATTTTGACACTGAAAAAGAAAAGAACCGAGTAAGCCGCTATCTTGAAAAGAAAAAGCAAGGGCTTGGGTGGATGTCATTTGCTCCGGTGTACTGTGGAGATTACAAGCTCCCGTCTTTGTACGGTCGTTCTATGGGACGAGTTTGGCACCCCACTGAAGAACGCGGTTATACTGTCAGAGAAATGATGAGACTTATGGGACTTCCTGATGATTTCCCAGAAGTATCACAAGGTAAAAAAGGAATGATTGGGCAAAGTGTTCCAGTTTGTACTGCAAAATATTATTGTGACCAAGTGGTAAAATATTTGAATGGGCAGCTTGAAATTTCTGATGAAAAAAATTATGACCAAGACTTTGAGTCATCTTCAGGAATGGGAAAAAAGAAAAAGAAAAATATCCCGACAGGGTTTAATTTTTAATTAATTGCCCTGTACAAATTACAGGGCAGCAACTTAATTTTATAATGTTCGAGACTTTTCTTTTTGAATTTCTTTAATACGTTCAAGTATCTTTTCATCTGAAAAGTTTTTTGTATGCTTTTCCACTGCTTCTAAAGCAGTCATTATGTCTTTTTTATTTATTTTTCCAGTCACATCAGAATAGACAATATTAAGCTCTTCAAGTTTATTTTTAATCTCTTTATCTGTAAGTTTCAATTAAAGTACCTCCGTGGATATGTTCTTTTTTATTTTAAGCACTCTCTTAAAATCTGCTCAAAAATAACAGTATTTTCTGTCCATTTACCAAAATCATACATGTCTGTTGCACCACGAGACAAAAGCTCTTCTTTTGCAGCTCTATCTTTTTCATCTTTAATTTTATCATCAAGTGGCTTGAGCAAATAAATAAGACTTTCAACACATTCTGGATTGTCTTCTGCCCATCTACTACCCTTCCATGATGCAGCCATTCTTGAAAATTCTTCAGTGGTTTCACAGCAATCTTCAATGGTGCGTTTACACGCATAAATGTTAGCTTCTTTATGGATTAAGTCTATTTTATCTTTATTACCTTTATAGCCAAATTCGCCTTTTGTAATTCCATTACTGACCAAAAGCTCATTAAATCGCTTTGAAAAATATGTTTCATAGTTTTCTGTTGCATCATCAAAGCCATTAAATTCTAAAACTTCTAATATAGCATCACATGCATCTTCAATATTAGAAGTGTCCCAGTTTAATCTATCAAGTTCCATAATGTTTACTCTATATTACTTAGTTATTTAAAAATTTGATACAAATCATTATTATAATAAATTGTATGCCATTTATGGGGATTAAACAATTTAAAGAAATTAAATCTTCCAAGTTTAGTCGGATTCATTGCAAAGAACCCAAAAAAACATGGCATATAAGTTACTATATCGTTTTTGTGCATAAAATTATAGCACACTTTGTATGTATGCTTCAGATAGTTTCTAACTTTCTTTCCACCGCGCCAGGGCTTTACTGAGCCAAACGTATACACATAGGGCTGTTTATCAAGAGACCAGAAAACATCTTGTGCAGCGAATTGCGCTTGTCCAGAACCAAGTGACCAACCGATAATTTCTATCTCGGCATCTGGGTGTTTAGCAAGTTCTTTTTTGATTGCTGTTTTTACAGGCTTTTTCATAGCTTGATACATTTTCATCCAGCCCTTGCTTGCTTTAAGTTGAATTTGCTCGTCTTTATCTTTTTCAGGATTATGCCAAATAAACTCATCATAAGCTTTTTCTGAAAAAAGCATATTTATCACCCAGTCAAAAAATCCTCTTGATTGCTCAAAATTTACTTGAATGACATTACGGTCTTTTTCATAGTGACACTCCCAGTCGGCTGAACATTTTACAGGAATAAATTCAAAAAGTTTATAAGAAAATGTTACATTCTTATATTTCATAGGAAATCGTGATTTTCCTGTTTTTGTCCAATCTTTTGATGTATCTATAAAGTATTAACCAAAGTCAAGTCTTTTATATTCCATTTTATTTTTCTCCTAAAAAGTAAACGACACCACAAGAGTGATGCCACCAGCTCCCGCCAGTCCATAGCCCAAGCCATTTAAAAATGTCTTCACGTTGCTGTCTGTAATAGGAATTACATTAGCAAGAATTACTGTCCCCACTCCAACACCAGTAAAAACAATCGAAGTAATTCGTACATTTCTTAGGTGCTTTTTATCTTTCTCTAATTTTGCAACGTATTTTTTAATGTTGTCCAATTCAGTTTGCGCTTCTGCAAAGAGACCCACAATATAAGAAGTATCATCTTTGTTCGATTGAAGCGCGGTCTTGTAATTCTCTAAATTTTCCTTTAAGCTCTTTATTGTTTCGCTCGAGTTCATTAACAAGCGTTTCAATTCGAGATTGTCCTGTTTTAAGCTTTCCGATTGTGATTCCAATATTTTTACTTGTGAGTTCACTAGTTGAAGTTGCTGCTCTAAGCTCATCCATTGTTTTTCCAAGTCGTCCAAAAGTTGATTCTGATTGTTCAACAATTCCGCGGCATTGGCCGATAGTTGACTCGAGCTCTGAGACTTGTCCTCTGAAGACTTCAAGTTCTTTGAGTCGCTGTTCGAGCTGTTCATAGAGCCCTCTTGACTTGTCGTATCCATCGCCAAGAAGTTGCTCAAGTTTATTGGTTGATTTTGTGTATCTGTATTTGCTGATGACTCCGCTTGTAACAAAGCCGGCAGCAAAAAGACAAACGCCACAAACAACGACAAGAATAATTTTTTTAGTTTTTTGTTCCACATCTTATCTCCTCGTTTTTAATTAGCAACAGACTGCGGCGCCTTTTGTGAAGTAATAAGTCATTTGTTAATTAGTTTTTTAATATAGTCTTTTCCATATTTTTTATAAATGTATTCAAGAATTGGTAACATATTTTCATATTTCCAAATTTCAACATTATAAAAAGACATACAAGCTTCTTTTTCTTCTAATAATTCACTATTGAAAGGGTTAATTAGATTATTATTTTCATCAAAGAAGTGATCACCTTTAATTTCTACTAATTTTTCTTCAATTTTAAAATCTGGGTAATAATAATGAATTTTACCGTCTTTTTCATATTGTAGTGCAACCGGCTCTCTTTGTATTTTTATATTATTATCTTGTGCCCAAATCCATACAGCCAATTCCCACGAAGAATCAAATTCTTCATTATTATACTTGTATTTTTTATATTGTTTTTTTCTTAAAAATGGACTATGTACAGGGAATTCAACACCGTAATGTTCTTTAGTTGTCTGTTTAGCTTTTTCTCTAAGATTTTTATTTTGTAAAGGGTGCTCAACTCCATAGTGATTTTTTGTTGTTTTATTTTTCTTTTCTTGAACCCATTGTACTTGTGATGGGTTTTCAACACCATAGCGTCTTAAACAAGTAGATTTCTTCTTGTTTTGAATTTCTTTATTTTTATTTGGGTTATCTACACCGTATTTTTCTAAACAAGTCTTTTTTGTCTTATCCCTAACTTTTTTTGATTTATTAGGGTTAGAAACACCGTAATGTTTCAAATATGATTCTTCTTTTTTCTTTTTAATATTTTCTAATTGATTAGGGCTACGAACCCCATATTTTGATAAACTATGTTTTTCTTTTAAACATTTTGGACAAAGAAAATCATAATTATTGTTTTTAAGTCCAAGTAAACTTCTATGTTGATTTTCTTTTCCACAATTAGAACATTTAAAATAAATTTTTTGTAATTGTTTAAATTTTTTTCTTAATTCTAAAATTTCTTCTTTAGAAGTTACAAAAATTTTTTCATTTGTAAGAATTTTACTAATTTTTTTAGGCATTACAATTACTCCAGATAGTTGTTTTGTTTAGGAAAGGCTAAATACTGTCATATTTAGCCTTTTCGTTTATATAATTAGTATAAAAATTTTCAACAGCAAATAGCTGCCCCTGGTGTAAAAACATGAATAACCGGCTTTAATCTTTCTATAAATATATTTCTATCAATCTGCTCATCGTTGCCAGATACAGCTATATATTTTTTATTTTTAAAATCAAATTTACCGTAAGTATTATCTATTAGATATTTTTCTATAGAAGATAAATTTATTTTTTTCTCTGTAACGTAGCTATGGTCTACAGGAAAAATAAAATCATCTTTTGCAATAAACCCAACTATACTAATATAATGGCCGCCATTATTTTTAAATGGATCCATAGAACTTACAACAGGCAATCCTCTACAAAGTTGATATACAATTTCATATTCATTTTTTATATTATAAAATCGCGTAACAGGGCGCTGATTAAGCTTTTCAAGATCCTCTGCTGTATAACCTACAAAAAGATTTACTGCATAAGACATTACATCGTGCACTTCATTTGGTGGATTAGTGTTTGGACAAGCAACTTGCCAATATTCTTTATTTTGCGCTTTAGCAAGATTATGTGACTCATTCCACCAGTTTTTATACATTGGAGCATATCGAGTTGCATAGTAATCAAGAACATCTTTGTTAGTTCTTGTAAAATACATCAATTTATCTTCATCTTGTGTAAATTGTGGCAACATTGATTTATCCCATTCCCACCCGGCATACTTGAGGGCTTGAATGAAGTTTGTGGGCCCGCATGCATTTTGTGGGTCAACTTCATTATTTCTTTGAGAATGATTATCATATCCTAGGCTTATATTTAATTCTTTCATATGTACCTCTCTATTTTCAATTAGTGGAAAACCATGAATTTTTGCACTATAATGGAGGAGGATAAGGAATAATGTGATATTAATATATAGATATTTTTACATATATAATTTTGATATATTTTGTTAATTTATCTTATAATGAATACTTCAAAATTTGAATTAAATGGTAAACTTGTTGAAATTTCACGATTAAAAACTATTAATAATCTTAAAGTTGATAAAGTATGTAAAAAATTTAATTTAGAATTGTTAGACTTGCCCGAGTCAAATTCTGATTTTATATATAGTGAACAAACTTTCGATTATGCAATTTTGTTTTCTGGAGGATATGACTCTTTATCTCTTGCTTTAAGACATTTAGAAAAAGGTGAAAAAGTTGCACTTTTGTCTATATGTTTAAATCCACATGACCAATATTGTGCGTCTATTACTGCAGAAATTTTAAAAAAGTGCTATCCTTATAAAGTCAGTTTTTATAAAATTTTTTCTAACCCTGTTGGAATTACAAAATTTTGTGAAGGAACAGAAGGACTTGTGCAACAACCGATTTGCACATTTTTTACTTCATTTATGCCGCGAGGAATAAGAGATTCGATTAAAGCTCTTGAATGCGCATATGTATTAAACGACGATGCAGTATCTTATTTAGATGACATTAGAAGACTTTATGCAGATTCTTTTAAATTTAGAAATTTTCAAGGCAATGACAAATTTCCACCAATAAAATTTCCACTTATAAAAACTTGTCATTCTGATAATATTGATTATGTTTCTTCTATAGAAGAAAAGTTCAAAGTAATTTTCCCTACATTTTCAGCTGATTGGTGTTTTATAGACTATTATAAAAATTCTAAAGAAAGTGTACTTTTTGTAAAGTGTGATGAAAATAGTGATAAACCAAACAAAAAATGTGATGTCGAAGGGTACATAATTATAATACACGAAAAACTAAAGAAAAACACTGAAAAAATTGAACTTTCTTGATATGTGCTTTATATTATTATTGTAATGGTTAACGTCGTTAGCTTTTACAACCTTAAACTAATACGAAAAATTAGTTTGGGAAGCGAGTTTAATAATATTTTTTACATCATCAAGCAGTTTGTAAGTCTTGGTGGTTATGACGTCAATAGAGTCATGGTCCCAAGTGATACTATCGGGATTTATAAAAAGTATTATTGACCGCAAGCCCAAAAAAGGAGAATTCCTGGTGAAAACCACGGCTGTGTACGGATTTACGTAAGAAAAATAAAATTTATATTTTTTATACTAGTGATTATTTTGTGTAGTAGGATAGCTAACACTATAAGAGCAATTTATAAGACTCTTACTTCTGCACAGGAAAGGACCCTCAAGTTAGGGTCCTTTTTATTTTGTGTTAATATTTTTTTATGGATATAAAAATTACAAAAAAGAATGATGTAGTTTCTCTTGTGTTTGAAAATTCAAATCGAGAATTTCGTTTTTCTGAAGTCAGTCAGTCAAATGAAATAAACACCAAAGGAAAGATGACTCTTAAAGATGTAATTCAGTCTATATATTTGGCTGGTAAAAACAACGATTTATTGTTTGTTGAGCAGGAGACATCAAGTGGCGAAAACTAAAGAAGAATGGGATGAAGAACACTCTGACAAAAAAGCTTGGTCTGTTGAAGAACTAACAGAAAAGCCAAAGTCTGTAAGACGATTAAATGTGTGGATCGAAGATCGCTACGTAATCACAGAAGCTGCAGAGGGTATGCGCCAAAAAGTAAAAGATAATAATAATTTTTGCCCTAAAAATAAAAATTTACGATGTATGTGTGATGATTTTTATAATTTTGATGGTGAAACTGAATGTGCTTGTGGCGTTTACAAAAAGACATTACGAGACGAAGATTTCTTTATAAAAATGCGTCGCCATTCCTTTAGACGAGGTGACTAATGGGAAGAACTATCATATACGATAAAAAGCCAACAGAAGAAAAGAAACAAGATGTTTTATTTGAACGAGCCGATGATGACTTAGACTTTGAAATAGCTTCAGATACTGCAGACGCAATGTCTGTTGCTGAAACGGCTTTTATCGAGTTCGTTTCTAAACAAGTCACTAAAATGGATCAAAAGCTTCTTTTTGATGGCAATTCTTCTCCTCCGTTGCAGCTTATCGACAAAGCTCTTATGCAGCACGAACACGTTATGCTTGCACTTACTGCACTTTATGAGCAGAGCCGTTGGAAATTAAATGCTGCTAAAGAAGCCTATAAAGAGTGGGAAGCTGTCAAGTATCTTGAAGTTCGTATGGAAGTCAATAAAAAAGAGGACACTGTTGCAAAGTGGTACAAGAAAGAAGAAATAGACAGAATGGTCATAGTCAAATACCGTAAAGACCACGCAAGAATGATGGCGCAAATTGCTCTTGCTGACAGCAAATGTTCACTTTTTCGTCGTCTTATTGATAGTTGGAATCAATATGCATTTCAGTTGGGACAGCTTTCTCGAAATGCAATAGCTGAAAAAAATAGTAGTGATTTGACAGACAAATATGAAGAAGGTGTCGACCCGACGTTGCTTGCGCAACAGGCAATGAAACTTTAAAATTTCTGTTAATATACTAAATATAAAGAGGTGAATAAATGATTTTTATTTATGGATTTTTGGTTGCACTTTGTGCAGTCGGTCTTACCGAATGGGTGAAGAATTTTCTTCCTGCAAAGTTGAAAGAAAACAAGATTTTTATGTCAATCTTTGCTGCCGCAGTCGCAATCGTAGGTGGAATCATTGCAGTTGTAGTTCCGGTATTTTTGCCTGAGCTTGCAAAAGTAAGCGTATTTATTAAAGTGGTGTTTGTTGCGAGTGTAGTTGCACTTACACAAACATGTTACACAATTTTGTTTAAAACTTTTAAGACAATTAAAGATTATCTTACCGAAAAAATTAAAAGTCTTAAAAAGTAACCATAGCAACTATGCGCCGCAAGGCGATAGAATATATTTTTTAAAGGGAGACGCACAATGAGTGGTCTAAATGATTTATTTGATTTTACTCTTCCGAGTGAAATTACAAAAATGTTGCAGGAAGGCAATCTTCCTGAAGGGTCTCGTACTTTCCGTAGAGACATTGTAGATGACAGTGGGAATAAAATTGGCGAAAAAGTGATTCGCACATTTTCCTCTGGCCGTAACCGTCCATCAAGAGAGTTGGTCAAGTCATCATATCCTCCGGTAAATATCTATACCGACAGCAAAGACCGTCGTGTGTATGAGTTTGCTTGTGCTGGGTATGACCCCAAAAACATCAGCTTTGAAATTAACAAAGAAGACCCCGACTTTATCGACTTGATTTTGAACAGTGGAAACAAGCCCGAAGCAGTAGCAAAACGTGAGTGCGACTGCGATGAAACTTGCGAAGAAAAGAAAGAGGTTGCAAAAACCGAATCTAAGAAAGTCGAACAAGAGATTAGGGCTTATGAAGTTGAAGGCTTTAAAGTGAAAGATGCCCGCGTTCCGTTCTACATCGACACGTCTCGATTTAACATTGAGAATCCGATGGTAGAAATTGTAAATGGCGTAGTTCGCATTTACTTTGAACCCAAGAAAGTAAACTTCAAACCCAAGTTTATTTAAAAAAAGCAAGAAATTGCTTAGTTTTGGTGTAGTAGGTGAGGAAGCTGCCGAAATTACAAATGCCTGTGGAGGACCACGAAGTTCTGTGAAGCAGGAAGTTCTTAGACCATCTTG